CGGACGAGTCTGTAGATCTTGTTTTAACAGATCCACCTTATATCACTTCTAGAAAATCTGGTATGGATAAGTGGGTTGACCATGTTGCCAAGCAAGATGCAGCAGGCACTAATCTTAAATCGGAACAAGCTTGGGAAAAGTTTAGTGCAGGTATGGATTGGGATAACTTTTTTGGTGATAAGAAAAGAAATATCAAGAAACTAAAAGAAAACTATCTCAAATACGGAAGCATCTACGGCAAGAAATACGCAGTGAGAACCGACTACGGCAAGTGGGACTCCGAGTTTACTATGGAAGACCTACAGCTTTTCATCAATCACTTTTATAGAATCTTAAAGCCAGGCGGGACTTGTATTGTATTCTTTGATCTATGGAAGATTACTCCGCTTAAAGAACAACTAGAGTCAGCCAAGTTTAAACAGATTAGATTTATTGAATGGCTTAAGACTAATCCGCAACCAATCAATAGCAAAGTAAACTATCTAACAAACTGTCGTGAGATTGCTTTGCTCGGTATTAAGAAATCAAAGCCAACCTTCAATAGCTCTTACGATAAGGGTGTGTATGAATATCCAATCCAAGGTGGCAAGGATCGCTTTCACCCAACCCAAAAGAATACAAAACTATTTGAGGAACTAATTAAAAAGCACTCAAACGAGGGTGATACTGTTCTTGATTGTTTCTTGGGTTCAGGCACAACCGCAGTCGCAGCAATGAATACGAAGCGTGACTTTATCGGTTGTGAGTTGGACAAAGAATATTTTGAAAAAACCATCATGAGGATTAATCATGTACGAGCAAGCGATTAATGTTATTAGTGCCTTTCTTCTCTATACGGTCATCAGCGTAGGATTTACTTTTGTTATCGCTGCTGCTTTCTTTGGTTATCCCAAGGATGAGCCGGTTAACCCGGAATACAAAGATCGTTAAATATCTGTCTAATCTGTTGAAACACTGTTTCAGAGTTAGCGATAGGCGTGTATAGTCTGTCTTGCTCCCCTCGCACCATTGCAAGAAACGAGTTATGGTGCTCTTGTAGAGCAAAAACAAATATTTCAAAACCTTGGTCGGTGGCATAGGCGTTGACTAGTGCCGTATTTTGGGATGTGGTGGTTTGTGCCTGCTCGTCAGTCATTAAGATTATTACTTTTTGGCTGCCAGGTGTCCAAGCAAAAGGATAGTTGCCATCCATAGACCACAATACCGCATCAATAGATGGCTCAATACCGCCATCAGGCATAAGTTGTGTCGCTTCTAAATATTGTAAAAATTCATCAGCAGGTACAAAGTTAGTTACCATCTCAGAATGGCGGCTAATTGGTGGCGCATAAGCTCCACCGTCCTGCTTACCTATGACAACCAATCCAAATCGAAAATTGCTCGTAATCGGGTCGTCTAAAAGCGGAGTGATACCTTGTATCATTGATGTGATCTCATCCTCAAACGATCCTGATATATCAATTATAAAAACTATATCTACACCACGAGTATCAAAGCCCTCGTCAACTTCTCCGTTACAATCATTATCAAGGTTGTCACAGATTTCTTGCACTGGTAAAATCTGACCATCACAAGGTCCATCAAAACCACCATCCTGACAATATCGAACACCTGCTCGGCACTCGCCAACTGCCATCGTACCATCAGGTCCTTCATAACAAACAATTGCCGTGGTGTTGGCAACCCCTTCATCTACAGAGCCATCACAATTATTATCAAGACCATCGCAGATCTCCTCGGATGGTCCGACATGACCATCACAATATAAACTACCATTGTCACACTTCATTACACCTGGCGTGCAGATGCCTACACCATAATCGGCTTCCTCGACAAAGCCACACAATTGATGTTGTTCTGGGAAAGTATCGTCTATAGCTCCGTTGCAGTTGTTATCCAAACCATCACAGAGTTCTTCAGAAGGTCCAACAGCACCAACGCATTCTGACCAACCATCGAAGGTGCAACTTCTCATACCGTATGTGCATACGCCTGCTTTCTTAGGTGGGTCATCTGGATTTAAAGATGTTAAAATAGCACCATCATGATCACATAACTGTCTTTCACCTGGGCGACATTCAAGGGGCACAAGCATATCATCATCTAAACAAGTGGAACACCCTAGGGATGTCAACACACAAAAGATAAATAATAATCTATGGTGCATCCTTACTTGCCCCATCTTTGACGCAGCTATTAAGGTCTTTGAAAAGCTTCATTCTAAACGCATCACTACGCATCCAACTAAGCTTCATATATTCTACCGGGTATTTTAATTTGTCGATATCACTGGTTAGAACAACTGGTGGTAATTGATAATTTTGCGAGTTGCTCGGCAAGTTGAAAGCTAACAATACACTACCACGGGTTATTTGAATCAGCACAGTTAGTGATCCACGCCTTTGTGCAGAAGGGACACCAATAAAGGCAACTGATGTATCCCCTGGTCTAGTTGTTACCTTGTCTTTAACATTGATAACCCAAAGACAGTTATTGTTTTTACCTTTTATGTGATATACTGAGTTTTTTTCAAATATAACTTGGTGTTCTACTTCTCGATCGAGATATAGTCCGACACCAAGACACAGCCCTAGCAGTGCCAAAAGTGTAACTATCCTATTTCTACTAACTTTAAAGAACTTTCTCACATGGTAAGTATGAGCTAGTTGTCTTTAATTTCCGTCGTGGTTAGAAAAGGTAGTTTTTTTAGAGCCTTTTTTAACCTGGCTTCCGCCGTATCTTCAAAAGCAAAAAGAATTTGTTTCTTTAGGACAACAGAATTGTTGCTGTGATCCCATTGACCCTTTATCTTTACCCAAACGTTTTCAATTTTTACATTAGGTTCCGGGGGATTAGCGATACCATTAGTGGGAACCAACAAACACAAACCAATCGTTAAAATAGCGACTAAAGTCTTCATATTTCTATAACTCCTTAGAAACTGTTATAACTAGTGCTCTTTTTTTAGTTATTACCTAATAGTTACTATAATGAAGGGAAAATACGTCAATCGCCTGCTGTTATGTACTTTTACGGCATTTATTATCGGATGTGGCTCCTGTGCTCACGGGGGACCGCAACTCTCTGTAGTCGAAAAACTACCACGACAATCCTTCATGCTGGTGAAGAATTCAATGATCTTGCAGGGTTGTATCCTCCCAAACGATAAAGGCGAAAAAGAGGAATGTAATAAAGCTAGGTGGACGGCAACCTCTTCTGGTATGGTCGTGTTGCACAGCGAAATAACAACAGACGTGTCATACGTTTTAACCGCAGGGCACTCTTGCGAAGAAAGAAAGTTTGCTAAACGAATTATTGATGGAGTTGAGATTCAAAAAATCGGAACATCTTATGAAGTAATAAGCTACCACGGTCGCCGGCATCAGGCAGTAGTTATGGCAATTAATAAAAGGTGGGATTTATGTTTGTTGCAGGTAAAAGGTGTGTCAAGAAATATCAAAGCTGTACCAATCGCAAAAGAGGCTCCTAAGAGAGGGGTTAAATATTATAATCTAGCAGCACCCCATGGTTTATTCGGTAGCGAAATGGTTTTAACATTTGATGGTTATTATTCGGGTAACTTTATGGCTGGGTATGACACCTATACTATTACCACTAAACCGGGGAGCAGTGGATCAGCTATACTGAACAGTGAGGGCGAAATTGTCGGAGTCATTTTTGCAGGCTTCCCTTCAGTTGAAAAAGTTGGCTTATCACCGGTGTTTGGATCTATCTCAGTTTTCGTGTCTAAAGCATATGCTAGAGGCGAACTAAATTTGTGGAAGATGTATAATATGAATGCTGACACCACAGAGACCACAACTGAAACCCCTAAATAAGTAAATTACCTTATCCGAAGTCTATTTATTCTGCACCGTCGGAGGCTTTTTAATTGGGCATAAAAGAGGATATCGAAAATTTAATTGGCAGGGGTAGTGTCCCTAGACAATTTAGACATGTTAAAAGAGACAATAAATATACTCACATCAGCGGTTCTAAGAAAGAATACGGAGATGGTGATTTTGGTATACCAGTGCCTTTTAAGGTTGGTGCTAATATCGCTGGGAATTTATCCCAACAACCATCCAAAACAGGAGTTCAGGCTAGCAATACAAATGCAGAGGCACTCTTTCAGGGCAAGGATGTGGGCACTGGAAAAAATGAAAGAAAACCAAACAGAGCTAGAAGAATTCTTGGTGGTAAAATATTTGATGTAGATGTTGGCTTAACAGGCTCGACAACTTTAATTCTACATCTTGTAGCTGACGACTTGTATGACCTTTATGGATCAGGTAGTCAAATCACTGGAGCCTGGTCCGATAAAAGCGGTCAAGGCAATGATGTATTTCCGCACCCAACAATAAGCGGCACTAGACCAACGTTTGATGATGTTTTTTATCACTCTCACGATAATCTTGGGGCAGAAGATATTCTTGAAAAGGGTTCTATTCATTTTAATATGAATCCGACGGTGACTGACAGAAGAAAGTTTTTTGTCATCGATGATATATCAGACAGTCATGATTTAGGAACTATGGCAAATAGAATGCTCTACATTGTTGCAAGAGCCGAGGAAGGTTCAGACGAATTTGATTCAGAAGGAGGTGTCCCATCTGGTGCTAGTTATAACCACAGAATGCCAGGAAATATTGGCGGCACTAATGTGACAGGTAATGTTGAAAAGTTTAATGACATTTTTGTGGTCGGTATGAGAAACTACGCTAATGCACCGATGGCTTTTAGGGCAGCAAATAGAGATGGTATTGTGAACTTTATCACCGGGTCTATGCCTAGCCCATCCGGCAGTGACGTTGGTAGGCATATTAATATTTCTGGTGCGGAGGGTGGTCATCCTGATTTTTTCATTGATGCTTTTACCCCAACGGGTGGTAGAGATTTGAAAAGTGTAGACCTATTTGAACTAATGATTTTTAGTGGTTCACAGCCTCACAGCGATCGGCAAATGGATAAAGTATTAGAGTCCTTAAGAAGGAAATATTTCCCAGTGCTTAGATCAAAGATTTCTTCATCTATTACGGACGGCGCATCGTAAATGTTTTTAGAAAGGTTTATTAGTTATACATCACTCTATTTATTAAGAATCCGAGGATATAATTCATGACAAGATTTGTTATTGGTAACGTAGGCGTATTTCCATTTAGTGGGTCAGCCGAAGTTACAGGAAACCTACAAGTATCAGGCGCAGGCAATCACCCAGGCGCTGTTTTAGAAGTTATGGGTCCAGCAACAGGACCCGGATTAAGAGTAACTGGTAACGCTGAAATTACTGGTGATCTTTTAGTTAAGGGCACCACTGTTACTGTAGATTCAGCAACAAATCTTAAAGTTGAAGGCGAGTTGTCATCCTCGGGTCCACTGGTAGTAACAAATCAGGCACAAATAAAAGGTAATCTTTTATTAAGTGGATCATCTACTTTTGGCGGTGTTTTATCAGCATCTACTATAGTGGCTTCGGGATCAACAATATTAAAAGATACGTTAAACGTCTCGGGAGCAACGACACTAGCCACCACATTAAACGCCAATGGGGATGTTCAAGCGGCTAAAGATGTACACGTTGTAGGAGGACTAACAGTTTCTGGCAGTCTTCAGGTTGGGCTTTTCTCATCTTCAGCACCAATTCAAACAAGTGATCAAATGCGTGTAGGCGAAACGCTTCATGTTTCGGGTGCTTTGTTTGCCGGTGGCGTTTTATCAGGATCGACACATTTTCAAACAGCCGGTGATATGAGAGTTGGCGAAAACTTAGACGTATCAGGATCTGTTAGGGCGAACACATTTACTTTTGCCCCTGGCGGCAACAAAATGACATTTCAGTCTGACTCAGACTACAACAGAGATATTCATGTAGGTGGCTCCGTAACTGTATCGGGTACATATTTAAGGGCTGAGGAACTTCAGCTTTTAGGTGGCAGTAGAGGGCACTTGTCTGCATCTGGTGACTCTGTTTTTCTCGGTGGAGTCGTAAACAAATCGACTGTAAAAGTCTCCGGCGCATTAACTGCTGGTGGTGATATTGAAGCAGCCAAAGATATACATATTGCAGGCGGTCTAACCGTATCGGGTGCCTTTACGTTAGGCACAGGCAGTATGCAACAAGTAAATGTTGCTAGAGGTTTAACTGTAGATGAAGTATTAGTCAACAGGGGTATTTTAAAACAGACTGGTTCAGTAACTCTTGCAGGACTCTTATCCTCTTCTGCACCTATCCAAACATCTAATGAATTACGAGTTGGTGAGGACTTATCCGTTTCAGGTAATATTCTTAACGCCTCGTTCTCGGGCGATGCAAACTTTATTAATGATGTAAGCATTAGTGGGTCCTTGTTTATTTCCTCTTCGGTTGCAAGTGGATCGTCATACCCACTGCTTAGAATTGATCATCATAACTTAACTGGTAGTGTGCCCGTCCTCTTTGTGACAGGTAGTGGTATTGTAGGTATCGGCACAGACGATCCAAGATCAGATTCAGCTAACACTAATGCTCTTCACATTCTTGGTGGCGGAGCGGGGTCAGACAATGGGATAGACCCTGTTATTAATACTACACTGACGCTAGAAAACAACGACCACGTTGGTATTCAGTTCTTGTTTCCAAACCAAAAGGCTGGTCAACTTACTTGGGGTACTAATACCAGTAACAGAAAAGCTACTTTTTATTATGATAGTAACCATAATGTATACAACTTTGAAGGTACATCGTATGGCGGTAGTCGAGCGGTCCAGTTCCACGCTGGTGCCGATGGTGTTAACATTGGTAGCTCAAACGCTGCTCACATGGCGAACAACAAAAAGAAAGCTAGTCTTCACATTTCTTCTTCAACAAAGGGTATTGACACAGGCGGTGCCGTGATGCTCAGAATTGACCACGCCGAGGCTATGATAAGTGGATCTCTTACTAATAATACCGGAACCATCATGCTTGTTACAGGCTCTGGGCGGGTTGGTATTTTAACAGAGACTCCCCAAGAAGCACTTGATGTTGGTGATAACTCAGATGTGTCCGCACGAATCGGTCGTGCTCATATTGGCTATGATGGCACAACCTCAGATTACGCCGTCTTCGCCCACAGAGATAATGCTAATACGACCGACTTCGCCCTTCAGCAGCGAGCTAATGGTACAACTGTCGTAAACGCTAAGGCTGGACAGGATGTTAGTTTAAGAGTCGCCAATTCAAACGCTCTTGTTATAGCCGGTGCTTCTAATAGTAACGTAGGTATCAACACTGGTAGTCCTGCTGCACGCTTGCACGTTGTAGCTAATACTGGTGAAAAAGAAATCCTCCGATGTGATGGAGAAGATCTTGATAATGTCTTATACGTCTCCGGTACAGGACAAGTGGGTATTGGAACTTCTTCACCAGCGGCTTCACTTTCTATTGTTGGTGATTTATCGGCGTCTACTAATATTCAGGCTGCCGCTGATGTTCGGGTTGGCGGGGATTTATTAGTCTCAGGTACACTCTCTCTGAATAGTCTTAATGTTAACGATGGAGATGTTACCAATGTTGGAACTCTAGAGGTTGATACAGTTCAGTCAGATGCGGATGCAGCCGGACTAAACATAAACTTTGACGGTAATACCGGCACAAATAAACTTACACTAAAAGATAATTTAGCTAGTGCCCTAGACATTACTGAAGGTAGCAACTCATATATTAAGTTTGTAACCACAAATAGTGGGGAAGAAATTCAAGTAAGCAAGAAGATTACTACCACTGGGCTTATTGCATCAAGCGGTTCCGGCGGGGTCCATATTGGTAATATCGCCGCTATTGCAGCCCACAGTGCATCTACATACCTAGCAGTTTCAGGTGCTGATGAAGGTGCAGCAACACTTGTACAGTTTTCCACTGCGAAAGACAACAACGGTCAACAACCATCTTACAATCTTGTGCAAGATGCTAATGGGCGATCGTTTCAATCTTGGAATATGGCTCCACAGACGAGTTATGCCATGTATTTTAATATTTCCAATGGCGCTAATAGCACGATGTTTATTGCAAACGGAACGATTATTAGTCAAGCGCCCATACGACTAACGGCAGACTTTTCCAGTTCTTTCCCAATTCAAACAAGTAATGAAATGCGTGTAGGCGAAACTCTAGTAGTCAGTTCGTCGGTTGGTATTGGCGATATTGCAGGCACCACTCTTGGTACCACAGGTTCGCACTTACACATTAGATCTGCCGATGACGCAGCGATTAGATTGGAAGCAGACACAGATAATGCCACTGAAACCCATAACGCTTATTTATTTATGACACAAGATGGTGGTGCGACAAGGGGTCTTGTTGGTCTTAACGGGAACGCTGCTGCTGATCCCGCTGGTGTCTTCTTAGCAAACGCTGCCTCTAACGCCATGATTGTGGGTGCCCGAACTGCTGGGTCTCCATTGCAGCTTGTAACAAATAACAGAGTTAAGATGACCATCACCGACGATGGGCTTGTTGGTCTTGGTCAAGATTTCAATGGTACGATTAACCCAGTGGCACTCTTGCATATCAGTGGCGGTGGAGATGACCAAGGATCATCCGCAAATGCACCAATGATGAGAGTTGACTATGGTGATCTAGATAATATTTTCCATATTAGCCGATCAGGTTCTGTCGGCATTAATGTTGTACCGACACACGCCTTAACTGTTGCGGGGGCTATTTCAGGTTCAGAAAACTTGCAGGTAGCAGGTCAAGCAAGAGTTGGTGAAACACTTCATGTATCTGGTGCTATCAACGGTGCTAGTATATCGGTTGGTAGTGTTGACGTTAACGATGGCAACATTGCTAATGTTGGAGATATTGACGCTGACAGTGTTAGCGTAGCAGATGCTGCTAATGGATTAAACATTGACTTTAGTGGTGCCAATACTGGTACAGGATTGATTACCATTGCAGATGACCTAGCTGCTGCTCTTACTGTCAAAGAAGGTAGTAATGAGATCGTCAAGATTGTTTCTACTGATGGATCGGAAGAAATCGTTCTTGGTTATAAGCTTGATTTGGGTGATAACGATATTGAAAATGTAGGAACTATTTCTGCCGATGTCATACAGCCTGATGCAGCAGCTACGGGACTTGATATTCAGTTTGAAGGTAATACTACTAAAAACAAGATGACCCTGACAGACAACTTGGCAGATGCTCTCAATATCACTGAAGCTGGCAACTCTTATCTCAAGTTCACCACCACAAACAGCAGTGAAGCAATCACCGCTGGTGTAGAAGTTAAGGGTACAATCTTTTCAGGATCGACCTCTATCCACAGTCAAAGGGATCTAAAAGCCCATGATGCTAATATCGAGGCGATGCTTAAGGTGAGTGGTAACGTTCGGTTGGGTCTATCATCCTCGACAGCAGTGACTGTTAATACGGATACTCTAGATTCTTATAAGGCACCTCAGTTTTATATCTTATCTGGTACCACCACAGTGAAGCTGCCGGGTAACCATCCTGCCGGAACTTGGTTTGTGTTCAAAGCAGGCAACGCACACTTTGGTCCAACGGCGGATACGATTACTTTATCTGCGACCGCTGGGGATACAATCGATGGTTCAACTACTTATACAATTCAATCGCCGTTCGCATCTGTAAACTGTGTTTCGGACGGTGCTAACTGGTTTATTTGGTAGGAAAAAATGAAAGATATTTTAAACAAACTAACAAGAAAGTTCTTACTCAATGAGGGGTACAAGCCTGACTTTAAGGCATCTGTGCAAGCCTTGGATGAAATCATTTCTAACTGGCGTCCAAGAACGAAAAGAGAGAAAAATAGACTTGACCTAGCTAGAGAGCAATTGTATAATATTAAGGGTCATTACAGAAGAGTTAACAGACAGTTACAAGAACTTCAAGAGCGCCTAACTGTTTTGGAAGAAGAAAAGAAAGAGGTGAAGTAAATGGGTGGTGTCGCTGGTCATATGGACCACCTTTACGATGATCGTGATCTAACTTTTACTGGCATGAAAGAAATCCTTTCTGCTGCTAGTGAGGGCAATCTTTCGTATGAAGAAAAAGTAGATGGACAAAACATCTTTCTCTCTTATGATCTATCTGCAACCCCACCTAGGGCAGTTGCTGCTAGAAATATTGGAAATATTAAAAAAGGTGGTATGGATGCCGCAGCCTTAGCCAATAAGTTTGCTGGTCGTGGAGGATTGACAGAGGCTTTTTCTGGTGCATTTAAAACTTTTGAAAAAGCTGTTGAGGCACTTTCATCCTCGCAGAAAAAACAGATTTTTGGTGAGTCTGCAAACATTTGGTATAACTCTGAGGTGATGAGCCCATCAAGTCCAAACGTTATTCAGTATGATACCAAGAGCCTTAAGATTCATGATTCTGGTCATAAAGTAAAAGATCCTGAGACTGGAAGACCGGAGCCAGCGGATGTTTCTGACAACCTAAATATTCTAGATGACAACCTTGAGAATATGCAAAATAAGCTGTCAAAGGAAGATTTTAATTTTGTCAGATCAGCAGTCATCGAACTTCAAGGGCTAGAGTCAGGACAGTTTTTAGAAGAGACTAAGAGAAAGATTGATGCTGTTATTTCACAAGCTGGATTAGACTCTAATTCAACGGTGCTTGATTATCTTAAGGCAAGAATTAGAAACTCTCAACCCATTGAAACCTTACCTGTACCAGATAAGATTAAAGACGATATTACTGCTCGTGCTCTCAAGTTAGAAGGTGCCGCAGATTTAAGAGCCATTAAACAAGGTGTGTCTAAAGATGTTCTGGATGAAATAAAAGCAGTTACCGATAGAGTCGCTACAGCTATGTTGTTAAAAAAAGCGATTGAACCTTTAGAGATGATTATTCACGATTTTGCTGTTGAAATGCTAAAGGCGGTGCAGAGCCTCTTTGTCGCAAACCCAGAAGACGAAGTGAGAAGGCTGCAACAAACTGTAAAAGATACAACCACCGAAATTACAAGGCTGGCAACCGATGGGGTTTTATCCGCACAAGATATGGATAAAATGAGAAGAGAGTTAAATAAAATCAAAGAAGTTGATCGTATTACTTCAAGCATTGAAGGGGTTGTGTTTGACTACAATGGTAGAACCTACAAGTTCACTGGTCAGTTTGCACCAATAAATCAAATCTTAGGAATCCTTACTTACGGCAAACAAAGAGAAGCCGCCGGACAAAGAGATATCACTAACGAATCAGTTCTCTCTAAAAGAGACCTAGATTTACTTATTGAAGACGTTAGTGACCCCAAAGTTCTTACAGAAAAAGAGGGAAAAAGAATCGCCCTAATACCCGGTGGTTTTAAGCCACCCCATGCTGGTCACTTTCAATTAGCTAAATACTTCGCAGACAAAAAAGATGTTGATGAAGTTTATGTTATTGTATCTACAAAAGAAAGACCTCCCGTTACTGTTGACATGTCGGTTAAGTTGTGGGAGCTTTATACCAAAGATATGCCAAATGTTAAAATAATGGCAGGTACAACCCCTTCACCAGTTGGAGATGTGTACGAGTTAATTGCTGATAATGCTGTATTTAAAGAAGGTGACACCGCTCTTTTAGGTAAGAGTGAAAAAGATGCGGACGATGCACGGTTTGATAGAGCACAATCCTATGCAGAGAGGAAGAACCCAGGAGTAAAAGTAGAGCCTGTGATTACTCCTTTGTTTGCTGGTGGTGTTAGTGGAACCCAGATGAGGCAATATCTTGTTCAAGGTGAAGAGGGTGAAAAAGAGTTTAAGAAAAACTTACCCAGAAAACTATCCGCTGAGGAAAAAGATCAAGCTTACGAAATCGTTACCACTATAAATGATAATATTAACAGACCACTAGATGATATGATTGATGAAATTAGCTCAATGGCAGGTGGTGCTGTAGCAGGCTATGCTGGTGGCTTTGGGCGTCCTAATAAATTTAACCCATACCGGCGAACAAAAAAACCAAAAGTTAAAAGAGCTAAAAGGCAAAGGCGGAGATAATTAAAGATATGAGTATTAACAGAGATCAATTTCTACAAGAACAGCTTTTGCGTGAGTATATCCGCAAGAGACTGATTACTAAGGATACACAAAGAGTAATTGAGGAACAGCAATTTCGCAAAGCGATTCGTAAGCTTCTGATTGAAGCTGAAGCTACCGATGAGGTTCCTGCTGAGTCTACCGGAATTAATGTTTTAGCTGATTTGTTAAAAAAGATTGTACCAACCTTAGAGGATGGCTATAAAAACCTAACGACAGACAAGGAACAAAGAGACTCTTACCGAGCCCATATTGTCAATGCAGTTAAGCGCACCATTGCACCAGTGGACGCACAAGAGGATGCAGCTAAAAAAGAGAGCATGGAATATTTTTATGATCGTGTGCTTTTGGAAAAGATTGCAATTAATATTGGAGATGAAGAAGGTGAAGAGGAAGAGGTAGAAGGTGAGTTTATCGATATCGAGGGTGATGAAGCAGCAGAGGGTGAAGAGTTTGGTTTAGAAGGTAAAGACGAAACCGGTAGAAACTTTGCATCCAGTGATTTTGATCGGATTGAAAAACAAATTGTTGATGCTTACACCATGTTAGGCAATGATGAGGATAAGAAGCAATTCTACGATTATCTGCTAACTAATCTAATGTTGTATTTTGATAAGTTTGAAGATGAGCTACAAGAGACCTTACCTCAAACCACCACCCCAGAATATGAAGAGGCAAAAGCGGAAGAGGGCGAAGAAGGCGAAGAGGCTGCCGAAGATGAAGGTGGCGAAGAAGCAGCAGAAGAAGAACCAGCAGAAGAAGGCGAAGAAGGTGGTGAAGAAGCCTTAGATGCTTTAGGGCTATAAAATAAATTCATTTTTTACTTTACTTAATTTAAATTACAATTATACTAAGCCTACGAAAGAAAAAAAAGAAACCGATAGTAAATTAGAACTACTATAGTAAACGGTAGTAATTTAAGGGGGTAAACGGTATCGATTGATAGGAAAGTAGAAAAGGTGCAAGGGTGAGGGAAGCGTGGCTCACTAAAAACGCTTAACTTCTAATCGCAAACGACGATTTTCAATTAGCACAAGCAGCTTAATAACCTGACTTGACTTGAGGCGGCGGCAGCCAAAAAACAGAAAGCCGTATATTTGTCCCTTATGTGTTTTTGATTGTTTTGACCATAATAAAACTCTCTAGTCAAGTGGGCTGTCTGACGATAAAAACAGACCTAACCTTGTGAACGACCTCTCTATGGAACTGGGCAAGACGGGAGTTCGATTCTCCCTACCTCCACCAATAATAAGCCGCCTTCGGGCGGCTTTATTTTTTGTAGTAAACTACTTATCATGACCCCTAAGACAAGGGAAAATATGAAAGTATATTTACTAGATACAAATGTTTACTTAACTGAAGTTTCTTCAATTTACAATTACGGAAAGGCATCAATTGCTATACCGTCAATGGTATTGGATGAGATCGATAAACATAAACACAGGCAGGACACTGCTGGTCTAAATGCAAGATCAACAAACAGGGTGTTAGACAAACTCAGAACTAAAGGCTCGCTCCTCAAAGGGGTCGGACTTGGGCGAGGTAAAGGTAAGATATTTGTCACCCATTATAGTAGTGAATACTTGCCACCTGGGCTTAAGGAAACAGAAACAGATAATAAAATCTTAGCCTGCGCCATAAAATTAATGAGGGAGGGTAACGACGTAATTGTTGTGTCTCGTGATTTAAACATGAGAGTCAAGTGTGATTCTTTTGGGCTTAAGTGTGAGGATTACCAACCTAACAAAGCTGTCAAGTCAGTAGATAAATTGTTTGATGGGATTGATGTGATAGAAGTGCCAGAGGATGTACTACAAGCATTTTATGATGGTGACGAGATTTACTTACCAGAACAAAGTAAAAAACAGTATCCCAATCAGTTTCTGATTCTTAAATCCACAACAAACAGTAAGAACTCTGCTTTGTGTAGATTTGTGGCAGATGATAAGCCTCTTAAGAAAATATATAAACAAGAAAAAATATGGGGGCTGATGGCAAAAAACAAAGAGCAGCAGTTTGCGATGGATTTGCTTTTTGATGATTCAGTTCAAATAGTATCCCTCACTGGCAAAGCTGGCACTGGGAAAACATTACTGGCTGCTGCTTGTGGATTAGAGCAAGTTATCAATAGTTCAAACTATGATAAGTTAATTATAACAAGACCAGTACAGCCAATGGGTAGGGATATTGGTTTCCTGCCGGGTTCGTTAGAAGAGAAGATGATGCCGTGGATTGCTCCGCTTAGAGACAATTTAGAATTTCTATTTGGTGATAAAATGGCTTTGGACATGCATATGGATCAAGGCGAAATAGAAATAGAGGCTATGACATTTATCCGTGGTCGTTCGATTTCAAACGCTTTTATGATCGTGGACGAAGCACAGAACTTAACAGCCCACGAATTAAAGACTATAATAACAAGAGTGGGGCACGGTACTAAATTGATTCTAACAGGCGATATTCAACAAATCGATAATTCGTATGTTGACGCAGAATCCAATGGACTAACTCACGCAGTAGAAAAATTTAAAGATTATGAGATTGCCGGACATGTGACACTAACTAAAGGTGAGAGATCTAAACTAGCATCCTTGGCTGCGGAGATATTATGACTGATGGTGTGCGTAAATACATTTTAGAAACCAGCAATATAGAGCGAGAAGAAGTGATCGCTTTTGGCAATGTTGAGGTTCAAATAGTAAAGCCACTACCCGATGATGTATCGCTTGCAAAAGTTTTACATATGATAAGTGGGCTCTTGCCAAGGAACTACTATCGTGGTATAACTAAGATACAGGTGGATGATCATCCTAAGTTTGCTAACAAGGAGTTCAACGCTATGTATCAGGATGGGACGTTATATGTATCCCCTGATCAAGACAATGAGGAGGATATGATCGACGACATTATCCATGAGACAGCGCACCATTTAGAGGTTGTGGCATTATCAGAACTTTACGAAGATCAGAAGATCATTAATGAATTTCGCAAGAAAAGAAGAGAGTTAAAGTACGAGTTAGCTACTGAAGGTTATGATGTCAAAGATTATGACTTTGACAAACTGAAGTATGATAAAGCATTTGATGATTTTTTACACAAAAGAGTAGGGTACAAAACCATAACCTATTTGATGCAATACGATTTTGTGCGCCCCTATGGAGCTACCTCTTTGAGAGAATATTTTGCTTGCGCTTTTCAGGAGTACTATTTGGGCAACAGAGAAAGACTTTATGATCGTTGTCCGGTAGTATACGAAAAAATAGACGAACTACATTCAAAGTACTCTAATTAAACAACAGAAAGAAGGTTACTTGAAAAAGCATATTTCATATTCAGAATGGAAGACTTGGAACATTTGTCCTCATTATCACAAGCTGACTTACATCGATAAGATCGGTGGATTCGAGGGTAATATTTATACTGCTTTTGGGACTGCTCTTCACGAGGTCTGTGAATATAGGCTTACTAAGCCAAAAAGATATTCCAGCCTAGAAGCACAAAAAGAACTGTTTAGAACAAAGCTTGTTCAAGAGTTAAAAAAGCTGCCTGAAGAAGCAAAGGAAGACGCTGCTTCTAATCATAATCTTGGCAAATGGAGAGAACAAGGTTATGAAATCATTGAAGAAATGTATGATGCACTTCTGCATAAATTTGGTGAGATTGGCAAAGACTGGTGGGTTCTGACAGCAGAAGAGCTACTGATGGTTCCACTAGATGAATATGACTTTAAGTTCAAAGGGTTTATTGACTTAGTTATTGCAACCAGTGATGAAAAGATTCACCTGATTGACTGGAAGACAACCTCTTGGGGATGGAACAGCAGAAAGAAATCTGATAGTACATTAGCATATCAGTTAGTTTTTTACAAATATTTCTATGCTAAAAAACATGGCTTAGATCCAAAAGATGTCGAAGCTCATTTTGCTCTTCTTAAAAGAACCGCAAAGGTTGGAAACAAGGTTGAGTTTATCAGAGTTACAACTGGACCAAAAAGAATTGAAAATGCACTTAACACCCTTAACACAGCGGTGTATAACATCACTAACAAGAGATATACAAAGAACAAACTAAATTGCAGAAGCTGCAAGGACCGTTTTGGTACTTGCGAATTCTATCAAACGGAGTATTGTTCTTAGGAGGATAAAATTTTGACAGAAGAAAAAAAGAGAATCAAGGTTCTAACAATTAGTGATCATCCACTATTGCCCTCGGGGGTTGGAACCCAAACCCAGTATGTTATTCGGGCTTTGTTAGATACTGGTAACTTTGAGGTAATTAGTTTGGCTGGTGCGATCCAGCACGCTGATTACCGTGAGCAAAGAACTGAAGAATATAAAGATAAATGGCGAATCCTGCCAGTAAAGGATTACGGCGATGCTGAAATTGTTAGATCAGTAATCCGACAGGAAAGACCTGATATTCTGTATTTTATGACAGATCCTCGTTTTTATGAATGGCTTTGGAAAATGGAGGATGAGGTTCGCCCCCTTGTCCCAATGATTTATTATCATGTCTGGGATAATTTCCCACTACCAAAGTTTAACAAACCATTCTATGAGTCAAATGATTATATCGCTAGTATCTCAAAGGTGACGAGTAAAATCGTGCAAGGTGTCACATCTAATGTTAAAGAAAAGTATATCCCACACGCCGTTGACTCTAGTGTATTTACTAAGTTTAAAGACGCAGAACTTCTTGCAAACATAAAAAACATCAGAGAACAGAACGGTATGAAAGATAAATTTGTCTGTTTCTGGAATAACCGTAATGCTAGAAGAAAGCAAAGTGGAACCTTGTTGTTTTGGTGGAAGAACTTTCTAGACCGAGTGGGGCACGAAAATGCCACGCTGTTGATGCACACTGATATTAATGATCACCATGGGCAACCATTGCAGTTTCTATGTGATCAACTTGGGTTAAATAAAGGTCAAGTCCAATTTAACGAAAAGAAAGTGAGCCCATCAGATCTTGCTGCTTTTTACAATATGGCAGATTGCACACTGAATATTGCAGATGCTGAGGGTTTTGGATTGGCTACTCTTGAGTCTTTGTCTTGCGAAACCCCTATTATTGTTAATATGACAGGTGGGTTACAAGAGCAAGTTACAGACGGAAAAGATTGGTTTGGTATCGGAATCGAACCTAGCTCTAAAGCTGTTATTGGTTCGTTGACTGTTCCTTATATCTACGAGGACCGAATCAATGAAGACGACTTTGTAGATGCCTTGGTAAAAATGTATGAGATGGACCCAAAAGACCGGGCAAAGCTTGGTAAAAAAGGTCGTGAACACGTTATGAAAAATTATAACTTTGACAACTTTAGGAAAACCTGGGTTGATGTTATGACAGAGATTCACGAAGAGTGTGGATCTTGGGAAAACAGAAAAGGTTACAACTCTTGGGAGAGCATTGAACTATGAAAAAGATTTTATTAAGAGCACCTGTGTTAACTCGTAGTGGTTATGGGGAGCACGCTAGATTTGTTCTAAATGCTCTAACCTCAAACCCGGAGTATGATGTATATGTTGAGCCACTAAATTGGGGACATACTAACTGGATCTTTGAAGACACAGATTATAGGAAGTATATTGACTCCCTGATTCAGAAGTTTGCAGTAATGCAACAAAACCAACCTGATTATAAGTACGATGTGTGTATGCAGGTAACCATCCCTAATGAGTGGAAACAAGTGGGGAAAGTTAACATTGGTGTTTGTGCCGGCATTGAAACAGATCGTGTTGCGCCGATTTGGTTACAAAAAGCTAATGAGATGGATGGTGTGATTGTAACCTCGAACCATGCCAGATCAGGTTTTGTTGGGAGTGCCTACACACTTCAAGATGAAACTGGTCAAGCTGTTCAAAAGTTGGTTTGCAATACGCCTGTAGAAGTCGTCCATTATGGTGTAAAAAATGTTAATCCTGCGAACATTGATTTAAAGTTAAAATATGACTTTAATTTCTTGACAGTAGCACAGATGGGTCCAAGAAAAAATCTAGCCCCGATGATTAAATGGTTTGCAGAAGAATTTCACAATGATGAAGTTGGGTTTGTTGTAAAAGCAAATATTGCCAACAACTCTCAGATTGACAGAGTAAAACTCAGAAACTCGATTGAGTCTGTTTTAAAACCTTTCGGGGAAGACAGAAAGTGTAAGGTGCATATGATCCACGGCAATATGTCTGATGATGAAGTTCACGCACTTTATACCGATCCAAAGGTTAAGGCATATGTAACCGCAACTCACGGCGAGGGTTTTGGTTTGCCAATCTTTGAGGCAGCCTACTCAGGTCTCCCGGTCGTTGCACCTGCTTGGTCAGGTCACGTTGATTTCTTGTATGCGCCAGTCGTAAATGCAAAGAGTAAAAAGACCACTATCAAACCTTTGTTTGAGAAGGTTGCATTTGACATTAAGCCAGTGCCCAAGGAGGCTCACTGGGATGGGGTTATTAGTTCGGATTCAAACTGGTGCTTCCCTAAGAAAGATAAATTTCAAAAAGCAATGCGAAGTGTTTATGAGGCTTACCCCGCCAAAGAGAAACTGGCAACACAGCTACAGTCTCATATTAAGGATGCTTTTAAGATGGAAGATAAGTATTCCGACATGGTTGCTGCTGTAGAGAAATTCTCGACAACAGGTGAACAAACCCAAGATACTGTAGATACCGATAAGGTTATGGTGCTTTGATGAAACCTAGGGTGGTATATGTCTCTCAATTTAGGGATGCTTGTGGTTACGCTGTTGCTGCCAGAGGTTATTTGAGGGCAATGGAAAATTATCTCCAAAACAACCCGGACAGTTTTGATTTAAAAGTTTACAATATTAATGCAGAGAATACATCTGTAAAAAGACTAGCTCACAACGAGGAATCTATTATTTCAAAATATGAGTTTGAATCAGAACTTGACATAGAGAAATATTGCTCTGAACCATATGTTGTGGTCTGGCATTTACCGGCTCCAATGTACACCCTGTCTGGTCTTTATCCAGCGGATCATTGTTGGAAAACCTTTACAAAGGTTCTTAAAGGGGCATCAAAAAATATCAATTTGACTGTTTGGGAAACAAAGCAACCACCAGAGGCGTGGTTGAAAATGTATGACATGCTTAAAACAGATGCAGTGATAATGCCTTGTAATTTTAACAAGTGGTCGCTAGAGGAAGCGTCACAAATTAAAACATACAAATTGCCACACGTTGTTGATTTTAAAAATGTAAAACCTACCCCAATTAAAAATATTGAACAAGTACTAAAAGATAAGTTCGTGGTATTTTCGATGTCACAGTGGATTCCAAGAAAAGGTTTTGACAAATTGGTAGAAGCCTATAATATGGAGTTTGGAAAACAAGAGGATACTGTTTTAGTTATCAAAACTTATCTGAACGTAATGCATGATTTCCTAGAGCAAATCCCCCTTGAAAAGCAAGCTCAACACATTGGGTCTCAGATTTCTCAAATTAAAAGCAAGGTATTTTTACCAGAGACTAAAGAGTCAAAAGCAAAAATAGCATTGATCTGTGACCTTTTACCAAGCGAAAATATTTCTTGGCTATACGACCAGGCTGATCTTTTTGCGTTAATGACAAGGGGAGAGGGCTTTGGGTTGACTGTTGCGGAGGCTATCGATAAGAAGAAACCAGTGATGGTGCCTAAAGCCAGTGCGTATCTTGACTTTACAAATGAGGAAAGCTCGTTTTACGTTGATGGTTTTTGGGAACCTTGCCATTCATCACCAGAACTTCACTCTGATTTGGACTGGTTTGAGCCCTCTGTTAATAGTGCTAGGCTTCAACTTAGAAAAGCATATAATCTATGGAAAAAAGGCAAGCTATCTCAATTCGGACAAGAAGCACAGGACTGGCTTAATAGTTGTGGTTTTAGCGAAGAAAAAGTTGGAAAAGATTTTTATAGCATCTTGCTGGAAGAGTGTAAGGAGTTACAGCCAGTGGCTCAAGACATGTTCCCCAACAAGTCAGAGTCTGTGTTTAAAGAGAAGATTGCATCTTTAAAATGGAACCTATCATCTATAGCTCCCGCTGAGGTTGCAACAAAAGATATTATCGCTAGTAAAGTTGGAAAACTAACTGGACAGTTTGCTGGTGAGGATTGTTATATTCTGGGGTGTGGTCCATCTTTGAAAAATTACACCCCAGAGTTTCTAAGAGAAAAACTAAAAGATAAATTAGTCATTGCATTAAAACAGGCATATAACTATGCTCCAGAAGTAGTTGACATTCATATGTTCAACTCTAACAATGTGCAAGCCTATGAGTATACGAAGAGTAGACCTCTGGTAATCGGCTCATCGGCAGAGAATATCGCTGCAACATCTCGTGGTCTGTGGACTGTAAAACAAGAATTTGACATCTTTTTCTTTATCCCAGACGACAAGAATTATATGAACGCATTGTGTAACTCTAGAAACTTTGATGACTATACTTTGGATAAGACAATCTACAGACCCTGGGGACCGGGCATGATGTATGAAACTGTCCTGCACACTGCTCTGCACCTAGGTGTGCAAAATATTTATACGATCGGGTGGGATATGGAAAATCCTGGCACCACAACATCACATCATTTCTATGAGGACAGCGACAAGGTTCTTAGGAAGCCAGACCCAATGAAGAAGGATGAGATTGTAAAAAACATTGAAGCCAGTAGAGACGCATATAAATGGCTTAAAGAAAAAGGAGTTAACCTGTATATTGGTAGTGAAGGATCTCATGTACACAATGATATCCCTAGAAAAATCTTAGCATAAGAGGAAAGTATGAAGCCAACATATATTATCGCCGAGATCGGCATTAACCACAACGGTAGTCTAGAAACAGCAAAAAAACTTATTGACGTAGCAGCAGTAGCAGGGTGTGATGCTGTGAAGTTTCAAAAAAGAAACCCGGACGTTTGCGTTCCCGAGCATCAAAAATCGGTGATGCGAGATACGCCTTGGGGTAAGATGACTTATCTAGATTACAAATACAAGGTAGAGTTTGAAAAAAGAGAATATGATATTATCGACCAATATTGTCGGGATAAAAATATCGCTTGGTCTGCCTCCCCTTGGGATTTAGATAGCTTGAACTTTTTGATGGGGTATGATATTCCCTTTATCAAAATCCCTTCGGCTATGATCACAAACGAAGAGCTTATGAAAGCTTCGGCTGCAACAGGTAAGAAGATTATTTTCTCAACTGGGATGAGCACCTTAGAAGAGATCGATCAAGCAGTTCAATGGATGAATGAAACAAATACTCCTTTCTCTTTGTTGCACTGTAATTCGACATACCCAGCACCTTTGGAGGACTTGAATCTATCTTGCATCCCAGTGCTAAAAGAGAAGTACCAATGTGAGGTTGGATATAGCGGGCATGAGTTTAGACTTGGGACCACTGTAGCAGCAGTCTATTTAGGTGCTAGTATTCTTGAGCGACACATCACACTAGATAGAACTATGTGGGGGTCTGACCACCTGGCTTCTGTTGAGCCACAAGGTCTAATCAAACTTGTCAGAGGAGTTCGTGAACTAGAGTCAGCGTATGGTGACGGAAGAAAAAGAGTAACCGAGGGCGAGCTTCCAATCAGAAAGAAATTGAGAGGTTGTTAAATGTGGGAAAAGTATAACTGTGTTTATAGAGACGTTAACCAAGAGGAAAACGTTTCCTCAATCGATGATCTTAATAAGCTATTTCATTACAAAAGCACTCATACTGATCATACAAGTATTTGGCAAAACAATGAGACAGGTGAGTTTTTTGGGCACACCATTCGGTTTGATCCACAATGGGCATCGAGCCCATGGTCTGGCGGCTGGTACAACTTCAACCATACAAGGGCAGTTTGGCAAGACTATTTTGCCAACACTTTTTTTAACAATTATTTTGGCAACAGGTCTTTAGATTATGGCGACATCAAAGTTGATGAAGAAATCGTTTACACCGAAAATGATGTTTTAGCTAAAGTTAAAAACGCAAGTGTCTTAGTCCTTGGTGGCGGTCCTACTTTAGACGATCTAGATCTTGATAAAGTAAAAGATTATGATATTGTCATTAGTTGCAACTCTTATTTCAAGAGCGAAAAATTAAAAGATGTAAAAGTTGACATTGCCTTAGTAGGTCAGGGTACAGACCTTGCAGACCCAGAGCTTGTTCAAAGAATTAAAAGAGATGAAACTCTTATTGGTTTTGAACATTCACATAAGTTAACTATCCAAATTATCGATGAGTTTACTAAGACAAATGACACAAACACTTTCCTATATTTAACTAGGTATTTTTCAAGACTAGGTTTTGCTTCTAGAGCCGTAGTGCTAGCAAACTGTCTAGGCGCAAAGAGTGTTGATGTTATTGGTTTTGATGGGCATCGACAAAAGAAAGAAGATAAACATGGGTTTGAAAAAACAAAGAGCTTACCTGAGTACTACAACACCATAAAGTATGAAGAGGCTGCCGTAGTTTTCTGGGATTACCTTACTTCAACCTTTGAAACCGAAACTAGTGTTCTATCTGAAAACAGCGAATATAATGTGTATAATGGTGTCAAGGAATATGTGAAGAACGAGGTAGAGGGATAAATGAGTGCCAAAAAAGTTCTCATTACAGGTGGCACAGGCTCCCTGGGTAGGGCTCTTATAAAAAGAATAAAGTGTCTTGGCTGGCAAATAATCGTTTACAGTCGAGATGAGGGCAAACAAGCATTATACTTTGGGCAAGACAAAGACATAATTAGAGTTGTAGGAGATGTAAGAGATCTTGATAAGCTTTCTACTACGTTTCGCATCCACAGACCCGATTACGTTATTCACGCCGCCGCTTTAAAAAGAGTGGACGACATGGAGTTTCATCCTGATGAGTGTGTAAAGACAAATGTCATTGGCTCTCAGAATGTTGCCACTGCGGCACTAAAAACAGACGTTGAAAAATGTATTCTTATATCAACTGACAAAGCTTGTTTACCAGTAAACGTATATGGGTCTAGTAAGTTTATTGCAGAAAGAGTCTTTACGAACTTTGATTACTATTCTGACAACACTATTTTCTCAAGCGTAAGATACGGAAACGTGATCGCTAGTAGGGGATCTTTTATTCCTCTCTGGATGGACCTGATTAAGTCCAGCAAAGTAGTTCCAGTAACAGACCTAGAATGTTCCCGATTTTTGTTTACTCTAGATGACGCTGTGGATACGGTATTAGGGGCACTTGATTTGGCACAGGGTGGAGAAGTATTTATTCCAAAGATCAAATCATATGATTTACAGACAGTTTTGGATTCGTTAAAAGTATTGTGTAAAACAGAAGATATTAAATACACTATTGTTAATATGAGACCCGGTGAAAAGATACATGAAGACATGTTGGCTATGACAGAGTTGGACTTTACCTATGAAGCTAGCGATAAACTATTGGTGGTAACACCTCAATACACTAGAAAGTCTCACACATATAGTATCAAATATCAAGGACCACATTTTAATTCTTCGCTGCATCTTAGTCAGGATTCTTTAGAATTGGCAGAGTTGATTAAGGAAGGGACCAAGGATAAATAATGAGAGTATTAGTTACTGGAACTTCAGGTATGTTGGGTTCTGTTGTTGTGAGAGATTTAAAAAAGTTTAATCTTTTTTACGAAACAATAGAATCTGGACCAAGTTCGATTTTGGATTTAACAGATCTTGAGCTTGCAGAGAGGTTTGTAAAAGATCAAAATCCTGATGTTGTTATTCATTTGGCTGCTATGACATCATTAAAAAAGTGCGAAGAGGACCCTAGCAAGGCTAAGATTTTACATGCTGACTTAACAAAAATACTTGCACAATCCTGTAACCGTATGATATATGTTTCAACTGACTCAGTTTTTGATGGATTATCTTGTGTCCCTTATGGTGAGGATTCTAATACAAATCCCTTGAATGCTTATGCTAGAACAAAACTTTTGGGCGAGGCTATTGCAAAAAACAACAACAAGAATTCCTTAATCATCCGAACAAATATTTTTGGCAGCAAGCCTGGAATGCTAGCTGATTGGGCACTCCAATCAAACAAGGATAATAAAGAGATAAATGGGTTTGTCAATGTTAAGTTTAACCCAGTATACGTTGGACATTTAGCGGCAGCGATTAGAGGAATGATCAACCACAATGTTACAGGTGTTGTTAACTTTGCTGGTGATACTTGTCTTAGTAAATATGAGTTCTTAAAAATATTGTACAATAGGTTTAATATGGATACGGATATGATTAAGCCCAAGACCTACACTGAATCTAAGATAGACATAAAGAGACCAAGATACACTTGCTTACAGACTGATTATGTATCAAAAGAGCTTGGCTACTCTTTTTGTTTGAATGATGGCTTAGATAAATTATTTGAAGAGTACAAGGAGAACTAAGATGTATTTTTCTGTAGATGGAAAAAAGATTGGACCTGACAGTCCAACTTATTTTATTGCAGACATTGCTGCTAACCATGACGGAGATCTGGATAGGGCACTTAAGCTTATCAAGTTAGCTCATGAGGCAGGTGCAGACGCTGTAAAATTTCAACACCACGACTGTTCAAAATATGTTAGTGATTACGGATTTAAAAATCTTGGATCAAAGATGAGTCACCAAACTAAGTGGAACAAAACAATTTATGAGGTCTATAAAGACGCTGAAGTTCCATTGCAGTGGACAGATGTTTTAAAGGATTATTGCGATGAGCTTGGTATTACGTTTTTTACAACTCCATATGATTTGAATATGGTTGATAAATTAGACCCATATGTACCAGCATTTAAAATTGGCTCAGGCGATGTTGCTTGGGAAGCTATGGTGGAGAAGGTATCCCGCAAGGCTAAGCCTGTATTTATTGCCACTGGCGCAGCAAGTATGAATGAAGTCTTTAGAACGATGGAGGTTCTAGACTATCATAATTTACCAGGGATCTGCTTAATGCAGTGCAACACCAATTACACTGGTGATATGGAAAACTTTAAGTATATTAATTTGAATGTTTTAAAGACGTATAAAAAGTATTTTCCAAATGTTGTTTTAGGGTTAAGTGATCATACGCCGGGACATGTGACTGTCCTTGGTGCTGTTGCCCTAGGCGCACGAGCCATTGAAAAGCACTTTACAGATGACACCACTAGAAGTGGACCAGACCATCCGTTTTCTATGGACCCCAAAGCCTGGAAAGAGATGGTGGACTTGACAAGATTGTTGGAGCAATCTCTTGGATCAGAGAAGAAGGAAGTTCAAGAAAACGAGAAAGAAACTATTGTTCTCCAAAGGAGGTGCATTCGAGTCAACAAAAATATCAAGTATAGAGACACTATTTCAGAAGAGGATATTGAGTTTCAAAGACCGGCACCGCCGGGCTCTCTTAGTCCAAACTTGGTTCATGAAGTTGTGGGCAAGCCTCTTATGCGAGCAATACAACAAGGGGAACATTTGACGGTTGAACACTTGCCAAGGAAAAATGGATGCTAGAAAAAGATGGTATCACATTGCGTGCCATAGAAAAAGAAGACTTACCAGTTTTACAAACTTGGAGAAATGACGAAAATCTAAGAAAGTATTTTCGAGAGTGGCGAGACTTTTCACTAACACAGAAAGAGAAGTGGTATGATCAAATGATTTTTGATGACCGCTTTCAGATGTTTGTTATAGAAAGCCAGGACAAAATGTTTTCTAAGAAGGCTACGATGCTTGGTGTGGCTGGTATTACTTACGTTGATTGGGTTAATCGCCATGGCGACGTTCATTTTTATATTGGTAAAAATGGTGAGTGGATAGACAAGACGATAGCTCCCGTAGCATTTGAGATTATTTTAGATTATGGTTTTAATACTATGAATCTAAACAAGCTTTGGGCGGAGATATATCAAATCGACAGTCTTAAACTTAAGTTTTTTATGCAGCGTGGTTTCAACGTAGACGCTAGTCTGAGAGAGCACTACTATTACCAGGGTCAGTATTATGATTCTCACATTTTGTCGATGTTAAAAAAGGAATATGATGAAGAACTTCAAGAAAGTGATGGTGATAGCAGCACACCCTGACGATGATGTTTTAGGTTGTGGCGGCACGATTAGTAAATTAGCTCGCCAAGGCGTAGATATTAGAGTTGTATTTATTGCTGAAGGGACAACCTGTAGGTACCTGCATCCAGAAAACTTCGACCAAAGGGTAATAAAAGAAAAGATTGACTACAGGAACAAATGTGGCACAAAGGCTTTACAGGCACTCGGTGTTGATAACTATGTTTTTTATAATTTGCCATGTGGTAAACTCGATCAAGAGCCTGTTATAAGTATCGGAAAAATTATTGAGCAAGAAATAAAAAAGTTCGAGCCGGACACTATCTTCACGCACTCAAAAAAGGATGTTAATGTTGATCACCAAATAGTATATCAGGCGACCTTGCAGGCAACTAGACCGGGCGCTAAAAACGCAGTGGACGTTGTGTTCTCATATGAGGTATTGTCATCCTCAGAATGGAATTTTTCTGAACCTTTTGCACCAAACTTTTTTATTGAAATATCAAAAAAAGATGTTGACAACAAGGTTAAAGCTATGTCATATTATGACACAGAAGTGAAACCATTACCATTTCCTAGGTGCGAAGATATGATCCGTATGACGTGCAGCACAAGAGGTTCACAAATTGGTGTTAAGAATGCTGAAGCCTTCTCGTTGATTAGGGGTCTGGTTAGGTGAAGATTGTTTGTGTCGGCTATAGAGAATGGGCGATGGAGATATACCAGCGTCTAAGACTCTTTTATGGCAACAGGCATGATATTGTTCTTGTAGATAAAGAGACATATTCAGAAGACTTACTTGACCAAGAGAACCCTGACTTGGTTTTGTTTTATGGGTGGAGTTGGAAGATACAAGAAGCGGTTATTGATAAGTATCAATGCTTAATGTTGCACCCGTCGCCCTTGCCAAAATATAGAGGTGGCTCTCCGATCCAAAATCAAATTATCAATGGTGAGACTTCTTCAGCAGTAACTATTATCGAGATGACTAGTGACTTAGACGCAGGAGATATTTTAGCCCAAGAGAAGTTTGCCCTTGATGGCGACATAAGTGCGATCCTTAAAAAAATTACTAGAATCGGAACTAGATTAACGAAAAGGATTATTTCTGGTGACTTTATTAGGGTTAAGCAAAATGAAAGCGAAGCCACCTTTTATAATAGAAGAAACAAGAGAGACAACGAAATTACTATTCGAGAAATACTAAGCGAGGACAGTCAGTACATTTACAACAAGATTAGGATGCTTGGAGATCCGTACCCATACGCATATATCAAGGCTGCGGATGGCAAAAGAATTCTCATAAAAGAAGCCTCGATAGGGGGTGACAGTGATTAAGTGGAACGAGTGTATATTAGTTTACAGCAATGGTAGTTTTATAGACGATGCCATGATGCAAGACATACGACAAGCGTTTATGTTTTATTACCAACTTATAGGCAAGAAAAAACCAGAGTATAATGTATGGTACGACACCGAGAAAGATTTTTGTTTTGGTTTAGATTTTACAAAAGAAAGATTCTTTTCTAAGACCTCAACTGTTCACACAAGAAGAGGAAGAACCCAGATAGCACCGGTTATGCGGTCTTGCCCGGAAACTTTCCTAAGCAAAGATTTAAGTTTTGTTAAAGATCAATTGGCTAGCAATTTTGGTGCAGACGCCAATATCGGAACAGAGGCGATCATTCAAGATATCAGCGACTGCAAGAAGTTTAAAAATTCAAAGATCCTCATCGTGGGCGCTGGACCAACTGCTACACGGCAAAGCTGGAACCCTGATGATTATGATTATATTTGGTCTTGTAACCACTATTTTGAAAGTGAACTATTAAAGGATGTAAGGATAGACTTGGCAACACTGGGGGGTGAGGTAGATTTATCTGTTGATAACAAAAAGCTTCATGACCATATCAATAGAAGTAACACCATCTGTTGTTTTGACAACAATGACGATCATCACCTACCAAAAAGATTTTCAGATAAAAAGACAATCTTTGAGAACTATCCATCATTTTATGCCCATCTAAGATTTAATGCAAGGAATGGTGCTGTGCCAAGATTGTTATGTTTAGCAACTATGATGAAACCAAAGAGTGTTGATTTTGTAGGTATGGATGGGCTAAGACCTGATGAAGCTGGTGGTAGTGCTTGTGAACATGCGTTCCAAATAGATAAGAAATGGAATGGTACAGTAGATTATCACCTTTACAAAAGACACTATGTTATGTTATGGGACTACATCTTAAATGTTTTAGATAAAGAGAGGCAAATAAAATTTCAAAATTTAGGAGAGGGATTCTCCGCTAATCAATCTACTGACATTTCTAGAAAAGAATTTCCTCTTGAGAGAGAACAATGAAAAAGATAGACCAAGTTGCATTCATCGTCCAAGCTAGGCTTGGTTCTCAAAGGGTGCCACAAAAGATGATTAGACCTTTTGCTGACACAACCCTTTTAGACATTATGTTAGATAAGCTTACGAACAAATCGCCGATTATCCCAAACAAGAATGTGTTCTTATCTGTTCACGAAAAAGAACTAAAAGATATTGGCAACAAGTATGATCTAAACATATTTCACAGAAGCGAGGCATCGGCAAACTCAGAAGGCACCCCAGTCACTGAAATGTATGAGTGGTGGGATAAACTGCCCCATGAGTATTGTGTGTTTATCAATGCTTGTTGTCCGTTCTTGACAGTTGATAGTATCGAAAGGTTTACGTCTGATTATTTAAAGTCAGACGCCAACGGTATGTTTGGGGTTGTTAATAAAAAGAACTATTACTGGGATGAGACTGGTGCAATGGTAACGCCTTGGCCAGATGGTCAGGATGTAATGAATACAAAAGTTGTTGGTGTTACCAAGGAGGCAGCCCATTGTTTGTATGCTGGTAAACTTTCTGATATTGGTAAAGGTATTTGGATGGGAAGGTTTGATGTGCCCGGTGATATAGAGTTATACTCAATGGATAATGAGTTTGAAATTCTAGATGTAGATTATGAATGGCAGTTTAAAATGTGTGAAGCATTATATGGATCTGGCTACAGATGAAAATAGCAGCGTGCCTATCTGGACAATTAGGATCTTTCAGAAGAACTTATAATAACCAGCGCCAAATGTTCTTGGATGAGAATCAGTGTGATGTTTTCGCTCTGACATCAAATGCTGTTTCTCAAAGAGTTAACATGAGTCTTCATTACCCTCCATCAACTCCGGTGTACGAATACTTGCCAAACGTAAGATGGTACAAATCTTATCCCAGACCATATGGTATTATATACAATACTGACGAAAGGGCATTGAACTATCTGGTCGGCGCTACCTACAAAGACAAATTAAAGAAACTAAAAATACTAGACGAGTGTGCTAAAGAAAGTGTAAATGATATCAAGCTCCCGAGTAAGTGGGACTGGATGAGAAAAAGACAATTGAATAAGATGTATGAATGTAACAATATGTTACGCTTATACGAACAAGAAAATAATGTTAAGTATGATATCGTTATCAGGGCTAGGTTTGACATCGCATTAGCCAAGAAGGTTAATGTTGAACAAATAGTGTCACAATATGATAACATTAGTAATAAGTTATTTGGCGTTGGTGGGTTTCCCTGTACTCCGCCAAATGTTTTTATGAAGGAATTTCTTTGTGATGGCTTTGCATTCGGCACGCCAGAGGTTATGGACGTATATACGAGTTTATATGAGCAAGAAGAGCCGTACCCTCATTTAGAAGAATACGATGAGTATCACAGTCAATGGGGAGAACATGTTGAGTCTCAATTGAGAACACACTTAGAAAGGAATGGTATTGAAATTGTTCACGTCATAAATGAACGAAAAGATTACCAAATTGTAAGATGAACAATGCAAGTGCGATGAGGAATATTTTAGAGGTTTATAATAAATACTTTGATAATGACGATCGTCATTTACTCGAAGAAGTGACCTCCTGTAAGTTTGATACCTTGATGTCACTAATATCCGAGTTAGATACTCGTACTTTTTGTGATATTTTTACGGGGGTAAAATCAATAAATAAACCACAACTAAACGAAAGTGGTTTACAGGTTTATAGATCACTTCTTGCAGATAAGGTACTGTCCGCAAGAGCAAAAAAATCTGGCTACCATGAACTAAAAGAATATCAAACGTTAATGCAAGACGGTTTTCTTGTTCTAGAGGATTTTTTACCCGAGGAAAACTTTGAGTGGTTGGAGTCAAAGGTTCAGCAATTTGTTTCTATGCAAATGCCCGAGGGTGGTCGTGCTCCAATCCATAATCCTGAGAAGTTTTATAGCCTTAATCAAAAGATGTTAACATACCTTAAGATGGTTTGGGGTGTTACAGAATTTTATGACGACCTAAGAAATGGATACCCCAGGGTGGATATCGATAATTTAATACATAAAGATTACGACGGAGATGTACAAAAATCTTTACATACAGACACCTTTCACAACACAGTTAAGGGGTGGCTTTATATTGATGATGTTGCTGAGCACCAAGGTCCGTTTGCCTATGTCAAGGGTTCGCACAGAAATACACAACAAAGAGTTAGTTGGGACTACGAAAATAGTAAACTAGCTTATGACCCTTCGCACCCGCTTTACAAGAAAAGAACAGAACGACGTGACACCTGGGTTATGCCAGGGTCATATCGTATTGCAGATCATGAAAAAGGTGAAGGTGAAAATGCAGAGCTTAAAAGACTTGGATACGATGAGCCAATTTTATGCACTGGTAAGAAAAATACACTTGTATTAGCTACAACAAAAGGATTTCACAAGAGACATGAGGTGGTGGAACCAGGCACTCAAAGATTAACAGTTCAAATCCAGTTCAGGGTTAACCCTTTTCCCCTAACTACAACTGACGCTCGAAACTATAGTTTGGGGCAAGATTTTTTGGAGCAACAATGAAGAAAGTATTTTTAGATTGTGGAGCTAATAACGGATGCTCATTTCGAGCGTTTAAGGAATATTATCCTGACTGGAGACAATATGAAGTTCACTGCTTTGAGCCACACCCAGGATTTAAAAGATTCTTTCAAGATCTCCCAGTCAAGTATCACCCAGACGCTGTTTGGGTTGAGAACGGTGAAATGGATTTTTATGTTACAGGTATGGCTTCATCAACACTTCTTGAAGAAAAAGTAAAAGCACAAAATAAAAATGTACAAGCTTTAGTTAAGGTACCAACGATAGATCTTAGTAGTTGGATTATAGAAAACTTTAACAAAGATGATCATATCGTGCTAAAACTGGATATCGAAGGTGCGGAGTACGATTTGGTTGAAAAAATGGACAGGGATGGATCAATCGAGTATATTTCTGAAATCCATGGTGAGATTCACGGTCCAAAGTGTGGCAAGGGCTACGAGGACGATATGAAGTTGATTCGTAGTTTTAAAAAGCACGGTTTGGATATCTATGCTTGGTCAGCAGCAGATGACGAAGATATGAGTTTCAAAGAAAACATTCTGGACGAAGAATATATGGTAAAAGTAATGTACCCAAACTGGATCAAAAAAGGTTACGTTATTGAGGGGTTCAATCCGTGATTGTTTACATTGACATTGATGAAACTATCTGCACCCACCCAGAAGGGGACAAAGATAAGCCGAGAGATTATTCTTTGGCAAAACCGATAGTTGGAAATATTAGAAAAGCAAACGCACTTTATGATGCTGGTCATACAGTTGTTTACTGGACCGCCAGGGGTGCGACCACAGGCATTGACCATAGAGAACTAACTGAAGCTCAGTTAGATGAGTGGGGTGCGAAAAGACATGAACTTAAATTAGATAAACCATTTTATGATTGGTTTATAGATGATAGAAATATTAACACTAAGGATTGGAGGCATCCGCTATGAAACTATCAAATCAAGCCGTTGGCGCTTTACTAATGACTTTGCAAAAATGTTTGCTGGAAGAAACAGATATTGTTCCGCTGTTAGAAAGCTGGGAACTAAAAGTCGAAAATGATGAGGTTGTGGTTATCAACCCGCCTACTTTTACAGTACCAGAAACTGAAAGCGAAACCGCATAATATGCCAAAGTATGAATACCTTTGTAGTGCTTGCGGGCACACATTTACAAAGGCACATTCTTACAAAGAAGTGTTGACAGATTGTCCTGATTGTGGAGGTGTAGATACTCTAGGTAAACTACTAAACACACCGGTAAACTTGTCTTACAAACGTGTGCAGAAAAGCACTAAAACTGGCACGGTGGTTAATGATGCCATCATGTCAACCAGGGAAGAAATTGAAGCTCACAAGGAAGAGTTGAAAAGCAGGGAAACAAAAGATGATGGTTGAAATTTTATTAATCTTAAGCGTAGCCCTTAATATATTCGCTGTATGGTATGTAAGAGAATTACTAGTCAGGTTTAAATTCTATTCAGAAAACACTACTGAACTTTTTACAAACTTACAAGAATATACAGAGCATCTTGAGAAAGTAAACCAAATGGAAGTTTACTTTGGTGACCCTACTATCCAAGGGCTACTAGAGCACTCTAGAGATGTTACGGGTGTTGTGGCAGAATACCTAGAAATATTCTCTTTAGAAGAGGAGGGTCTAGTTGGCCAAACGGAAGAAGAAGAGTAAAAGTAATCACTACTTTACTCAAGATACTGAGGATGCTATTGTCGCATATGCTAGGACAGAGGATATTGGTATTAGGACAAAACTTTATGTTGAGCACATCCAGCCAGCGTTTAACGAACTGGTAGATAAAATTGTCTATACTTACAAATACACAAGTCTACAAAATATCAACCCGCTCAAAGAAGATTGCAAAATCTGGTTGACAACTATTTTAGACAAATATAATCCAGATAGAGGAACAAAGGCTTTCTCTTATTTTTCTGTTGTTACAAAAAACTGGTTTACACACAAAGCAAAAAAACAAGCAAAACAAAACAAACGTGAGATTCATTATGATTCTATGATACGAGAAGTGGAAGCTGTAACATCACAAAACCATGTATCATTTGAGGATGACCGGGAGGATCGGGAGTTTTGGCTTTTTCTACTTAAAGAGATTGATAGTTGGAAAGATCTAAACCTAAAAGAGAACGAAAGAAAAGTTTTGAACGCAGTTGAAATTTTGCTAACCAGCATTGAAGACATCGATATTTTTAACAAAAAGGCTATTTACTTATATATGAGGGAGATCACTGGCTTGAATACAAAGCAGATAGTTAGTAATCTCAATCGTTTGCGTGAGAGGTTTCGCACTTTCAAAAGGAAGTGGAATAACGGCGAGGTAAATTAGTGTGGCTAAAAAATCACTGGAAGAACTTATCGGACAGGCTTTAGATAATATTGAGCACGATAGACAAGTTACAGAGGAAATGTTAAATGATCTCCAGTGTTATCTTAAGGCTAACGATAGTCGATATGCTGAAGTAGGAAATACTGCTGCCAAATTTGTTGAAACATTACAGCGATCAAACGAGCAAATTGTTAAGTTAGCAGCCTTAGTGCATAAAAAAGAAACAGTGAATGGTTCCACCGCTTTATCAGAAGATGATAAAGATAGTTTGTTTGATTTGATTAAGAAGGTGGACTAATGTGGCAGAGCAAAACAAATTAGATTTAATGGATTCTCACGGTGTCCTCAATGATATGCGGGACAAGAATCCAAAAACACTAAATACAGACAAGACTAATTTTCTTTCTACTGTTAGGAAAGAAACAAGAGACCAGTTCAAGCCTACGAAATTAAGCAACAAGAACGAGTTTAGAGCCTTAGTTCTTCGTAACGATACAATGAAAAACTTAAGCGCAAACAGTCGTAACCAGGCTGCATTTGTTGCATTTGGGGTCTTTAGTTCAAGGCAGGTTTTTGTAACCGCAACCATTCCAGAGATGTTTGGACATCTCCCTAAACCAAAAAATGCTGATGATCATGCTACGATTGACTTGTATCCAAAGTTTGGCTGTACGATTGATGAGATTCCCGAAGCTAGAAGTTTGGATGCGGGAGATATTATTCGTGTTGGGTTTGAAGATGTTAGACTAAGGACAAACCCGGTAATCTATGGCATTTTTAAGGGTGGAAAAGACTCGGAAAGAGTAGATTTATATGGCTCGTGTCCACCAGGCGAAGAAGCGACACCCAATACACAGCCCGGTAGAGTGCCGCAGAATCAACCTGCCGCATCTACCAGTCCAGACCCATGTCCTGCTAATGAAGATTTGAATGCAGCACCGGGGGCAAATGACCCTGAAGCTAAACACCTTGGTATCGATTTTGAACCACCTCCAGTTTCGTGTGGTCCTGAGTTGTTTGAAAGTGTTTTTGGTGTTCCGCCGGGAGCCGAAACTGGAGAAGACAAAGAAGAATTTGATATTTTGATTTCAGCCATCCAAGGAAAAGCGCCACCCAGGCTTAAGGCAGGGATGCACTCGCTTTACTATCGAGGTCGTAGGCGAGGTAAAGTTGAAATGATTGAAATACCAGAACCGTATGCGACTAAAGGTTATGGCATTGTAATGCCCAAATCAAGATGGCCACAGGTAAAGCAGATGTTGGATGATATGTATGCTGATTTTTGGTATCCAAGAACTCACGATGTTCGAGAATCGTATATAAAAAAGAATATGCACCATTACGACTATTCAAAACTCCCCATCAAACCTGGTGCTGGGGACTACCCTGGTATCCCCTATCCTTCAAACGGCATTAGTGCAAAGAGAAATAGAAGAGCAGGTTTTACGGCTGGTTGTATAAACAGTGCATTTAGGACCAGACCACAACAAGCATTTATCAGAGTCCAATTTGCAAAACTTAATGGACAAAAAAGACCTAAAAATGTGCCTATTAAAGAGTGGGCTGCTGAACTAGCAAAAGCTTGTAAAGCTGGTCAAATTTCTGGTCCAACTAGAAAGTTAAATCCTCACGAGAAAAAGCTTATTCGAGAAAACCCTGACAGCCCACAGGCAAAGCTTGCTGCGACACTCGGTGGGCAAACAAAAAGATTTGAATCTATGTTTGACTTTATTATGAATGCGGGTAGTACTATGTTTGATCCCTTCGCTGGACCGCCAGGTCACGGTGCTCACCAAACGGGCGCTGCTATCGACTTTAATGGTTTTAAGGTTGGTAAAAACAAACCCGGAAAAAAAGGGCATGGACCCCAAAATAACGAAGCCGGCAGACAAATGTATAGGTGGATGTGTCGTAACGCTATTTTTTATGGCTTTGTGAGAACAGTTGATACTGAAGAGTGGCACTGGGAAAATATTCTTGCTAAAGAGTATCCAAGGTTTACTTTGTATCATCCTGAAAATTACGGAAAACCGGGTTACAAAGGTCCGCCAAGATCAATGATCGGTCGGTTTGGTCAAGATGTTCCAGGGTTTCCAGAGTGGGCAGATAAAACTAGGTTTGCCTTTGTTCCTAAAAGTAACAGTAAATGGCACAAGTTTGGAAGAGACCCATTAGGTTCAAGACGAAGAAGCGGAAATGGAGCCAACACATATGGAGCCGTCGAGAACGGATATAATTGGACAGATGTGCCCATCACCTCGTATCCTCCAGTTTCAATTCCCAGTACTTTTAACATTGGCGAAGATGAGAGAGGGGGCTTCTTAGCGTTTAGTCCAGGCGCATACCATGCTCAATTAGTGGCGAGAGAAAGAGCGAAAATTACGGTAGAGATTATAAAGGTCCGCCAAAGGGCTGAAGACCAACTCAAGTCAGGAAATATTGGAAGAGGTGCCCCCGTTCCAGCAGGATATAGCGTTGATCAGTATGGAAGACTTCGTGAGGGCGGTATTAAAAACCCAACGACCGAACAAATTAACGCACAAGCTAATTTTACTGGTGGTGGCTACTACAAGGAAAACAAAGAACTTTTGAAATCAAGTAAATAGTAATGGAGGGTTATTAAAATGGTTCGTGGACCATTGGAAAGAGACGATGATACAGGAAAGCGAAGAGCCGGTCGTGTAAAAGCCCGCAGTTTTGCTGGTATGAGCAATAAAAAGTTTCGAGCCCAATCTCCAACTGACAGCCGCAAACTTGGTGTAGACAATTCAAAACTTAATGAACCTCACCCAAATTATAATGTTGCCCCTTGCGAAAAGGTCATCGAGGGGGATAATAACCAGTTCATTATTTTAGGAAGGGATAGACCTGCTGGTCAAACCAGTGGCTATGGTGGAGCAGGCGATACGCACTGTGCTCGCATCGAACTTGTGGCAGGCATGTCTGGGATGGAAGCAAAAGAGGTGATCCTCAAAGACCAGACTAGAGATGGATCTCAGTATGACTCACCAGACGACAATGAAGAGATGGTTTATACGGATGGTAATGTTTTTGCTGATGCCGCAAAGATTTACATGTCTGCTAGAACAGATGTTGATAGAAACTTTAAACTAAAGTCAAGCCAACTAGGTAACTTTAGTACCAGATCTGCCATCGCTGTAAAGGCTGATGCAGTTAGGATTATTTCCAGAGACGCAGGAATCAAATTAATCGCTGGTGGAACTGACGCTATCAATTCACAAGGAAAAGAAGTCGCTGGAACAAGGGTTGGTATTTCGCTAAATGCTGGTAATGTGCCTGACAGTGAGATGTATAAGCTCGTAAAGGGAGAGCCCTTGGTTGAGTTTCTTCAAGAGATGGTACGAAACTTGAGTGAACTCAATAGTGCAGTTGGACAAATCGCTCAAGCATTAATTGTCGCAGGTGGAAATTTAGCTGTTATTCCATTTACTGCACCCGCAGGTGCTGCGCTAGCTAGTGCCGGAACACTTGCAACCTTGACCACAACCACCCAACAAGTTAATGCCGGGATTAAGGAAATGGACTTAGAATTACAATCATTTTTAAGCCAATACAACTATACTAATTGATATGACTATAAGCGCCAAAGTAAGTAAAGCATTAAAAAACACAAAGGGTATAGTTATACAGAACCCAAGGTCCCCAGGTTCACCTGAAGAGGCTTGTAACAACATAGCAAGTAAGACCAAAAAAAGACTTGGTATACTTTACGCACACAATGATGAGATCGTCGCTGTATTCCAGCCAAATAAACAAAAACAAGATAAGAAAATAAGTGACTTGTCTCTTAGAGATAAGACATACATGAAAGCTGAGTTAGTTAGGGTAATTTCTAAGATTGATGGATTAAAATATTTTAGGTTTGGACCGGTAGAGACAGGACCATATAACAGAGCAAAACACCCAGGAAATGTTCCAGCAAAAGGTGTGTCACGGTTTGGGACACTTTGGCACAAATGCTCAGATGTTACTGTAAGAGCACCCAAAAAATCACTTGGTTTTGGACAAGCCTCTCCCTTTTATGCCTTTATTAAAATTAAGGCAGAAGAGTTAGATAAGTTAATTACTGATTTCACAGTAAAAGTATCGTCGGCACCTCTTGAAAAACGAAAAACAAAAATACTCGATGCACCAACTAATGAAGATGGTTCAATTAATACTGAGGGTACATCAATACAGGCTTTTGTGGATAAGCTTAAAGAGGGTCTAGCAGCAGTTGGTGAAGCTCTTGGTGAAGAAATTGAAAAAGCCGAACTAAAGGAATTGGATGATCAAACCAATGAGCTTTTAGCGGAGCTTGAGTTAGAAGAAGAGGAGAAGAGAGGTACATCTACAGACGAAAACGATTTGTCCCCCACACAAAGGGATGACGTACCAGAAGCAATTAAAAGAAACCTAGATTTTCAAGTGTTTCTAAACAACCAGATTGTATCAACTGGTGCCGATAACGCTGCCACAGTTTTAGAATATTACATTGAAGTTTTGGATGAAAATGATCCGCCTATTGATCCTGTTGATTTAGGGGGTATCAATCTTGTTGATGAGTTAGACAAGTTAGCAGCGTTAAAAGACTACTTTGAAGATTTTAAAGACATGAATGATTTAGGGGCTGGTGATAATAATTCAGTTCTAGAGCTTCGTGGGATTATAGATTTTCCTATCGATCCCGATACTGGAGACAACCAAGATGGAATACCACAAATCTTTGGTTTTGATGACAGATCTCCTTTTGCAAATTTGTTAAGACTAGACCCAGCAGTCGCAGAAGTATTTCAGCCAGATGAGGAATACTTTGAAGAATTTGGAGAGGGGTCTTTCTTTAAGTTCCAGCCACCTTTTGATGATCGTGAACCATCTACTGAGGGAGGACTTGCCGGAGGCAGTCTAATTGGTACCATTCTTGGATTGGTTGATAAAATCCGTGACCATGATTATGGTTTTGCCGGCGGCGGTGGAATACCTGCACGACTAGCCTCTGAAAAACACCCCGCATACGATCAGTTAGCAAATATTAACGGAGACCCTCAGCCAGTACCAATAAGGGCAGAATCGCCGCCCGTTGTGTATGATGCAGAC